CTAAAAGTTCATCGCCAGATTGCTCAAAAACTTCAAAGTTTTCTACTTCAAAATCATTTGCTACTTTGTATACTGCTTCACCGTTTATATTTGTTTTTAGTATCATTTTTTCTCCTTAGTACCAGACCATGACGACTCCGTCGCCACCCCATCCAGCATATCTGCTTTCACCGCAGGCTCCACCGCCTCCGCCTCCACCTAATCCACCATTTCCACCGTTAGACCAGTTTTGGCCCCATGGTTCTTGACCTAGGCCTAGAATTCCTACTCCGCCAACTCCTCCGCCAAATGTTCTTCCGTTAGAGTCTGCTGGTAGTAATGATCCAGCTCCTCCACCAGTAATTCCAGCGCCACCCTTGTTTGTGCGTCCTGCTTCTGTTAATCTTGTTCCTGCTCCACCACCGCCAGAGAATGAACCTGGGGCTCCTGGTGCGCCGTTGTAATAAATACCTGGGCGAGGATTTGTATTATTAGAATCTGATACAGATGATGTTGATGCCGCTATAGATCCTGTCTGCATAAATTGTCCTGGTGTTCCCTGTGGTAATATAATTTCTGGTGTTAAGAACACAAATCCTTGTGCGTATCCACCGTTTCCACCTGGGCCAGCATCAGTTGTAGAGAATCCACGACCTCCACCAGTTCCGCCGTATGCAATTAGATTGCCAAATACTGTTGTCTGTCCGTCGTGTCCGAAGTTTCCAGTTGTTGTAGTGTTAGCTCCTCTTCCACCTAGACCAACTCTTGTGTGGTAGGTTTCTCCTTGAGTTACTTTATAGTAACCAACTAATACTCCTCCACCGCCTCCGCCACCAGATGCCCAAGTTGTGGAACCTCCACCACCTGCGCCACCTCCACCTGTCATGACTATGAATACTTGTTTTACTCCAATTGGTGCTGTCCATTGACCAGCAGCAGTAAATACTGCATGTGGCTCTTCTCCTAGTAAGTCAACTAGTGGACTCTTGCTTATGTGATTTTGTGTTATCATTTTTGTTATACTCCTTCTGTACCTGTGATGTAGACTGTTCCGCCTACTGATCCAGTTACGAATACTCTATCTCCAGCATCTGCAAGGATGGATGTATCCACTTGTAAGCTTGATCCATTTGGAACGTAAACTGGTGCCATTACAGAGAAGTTATTTATTTTAACTGCAAACTTTCCTGACTGTCCAGTTGGGTTAGAAATATTAATTTTATTAATTAATACCCTGTTATCAATATTTGCTACGTGAGCATCCTCAATTCCTTGAGTGTTTACTCTGCAAATTCTTTTTGCTGTTGGCGTTGTTGGAGCAGATGGTGCTGCTGTGAATGTTATTGACTTGAATGTCGATGAGTATGCACTCACGGTTCCATCTTCTGTAACAAACGCTAGTTTGAATTCATATGTTGCTCCAGGTGTAAATGCCGATCCTGGAACATTTACAGTAACAACTTCATTATCTTTTGCTGTCATTCCAGTTGAGTAGAATGGCATTGTTGTTTCTGTAGCTTGGAATGTTGTTCCATTCCAGTATGTAGTTGTTGAACCTGTTGTAGCAGACAATCTAAATCCTCGGATATTTGTTGCATATCCCCAGTATGTTGATCCTGCACCATTTGCTGTAGTTCTAACCAATGGCTTGAACTTAAGCGCAACTCCACCTGGCTGACCAAGTGTATTGTCTACGGGTGCTAGTGACTGTGCTGATCCAGCAGTTGGCGCAATTCTTGTAATTCCGTCATTATTAAATGACCATACACCAATTCTGTTATAAATCTGGTTCCAGTAATTTTGTCCCACATATCCAGATCTGTTTTGGTACTCCTCAAATCCAAGATTGGTTCTGATACTACCGCCGTACATCCACCAGTAGAAGTTTGTTGTAGATTTTGTTGGATATTTTGCAACAGCTTGAAGAATTCCTTGACGTGAGTAGCAATAATTCATATCTGTGAATTTTGTTGCTGTTGCAGGGAATGTTAAGCTTGTTGTTTCACCAAAAGTATAGTCTATATCGAAGTAGAACATTCCTGTAGATGCTGTTGTTCCATCCCAGTTATCTGCTCCGTGTTGCCATAGACGCATCTTTCTTTCCTCTTGGAATACTTGAAGTTGTCTATTGTATCTTCTTCCTCCATCAGTTCCTGTGGCTGCGGCGCTGTTATTAGTACCACGCCATCTTGTATGCCATCCCGCTGAGTTATCTGCCCATCCAGTATGAACTGTAGGTGTTGCAGCAGGTGATGCGAAGTTAGATCCGTTGGTAAACATAATGTAAGCACGGATATTTGTATCAACGCTAGTGTCTGAATCTGGTCCTAGAACTGAGAAGTAATAGTTTCCAGAGTATCTTCCTAGATATCCAATTACGTGTCCGAATCCTCTTCCATATCTACCAGGTCCACCTTGCCATGACTGGTTAGATGAGTTTCCTACTGCTGAAGAAGCAAATGTTTCAACTCTTAAAGTTAAGTAGTTAAATCTCCATAGGTTAACAAAGTGTCCTTGGTATCCAGCTGTTCCTATTGATTGAGAGTTATTTCCCCAAACATATGCTCCTACTGGCTCACCAAATCCAAATTGTGTATTATCATCGAGTTGTGACTGTGCGCCATCTCCTCTATATCTTTGAATTTCTGAATATCCAATATATTCACCTTGTGAGTAATATCTATCTTGTGCAACATTAATCTGTGTCTTTAATTGGAATGTATGTGCTGTCCAGTATTCTGCACCGTCTGATGTACTATCTGTATACATCCAAACAAGTAAGTACTGTCCTCTAATCCACATCACATCAGAGATGTGTTTTCTTGTACTTCCAATATCTGGTGATACTGAAATTCTAGATACCTGAATGTCTACTGGCATTGGTGATGATGATCCAGAGACTCCTGCTGTAATTGTGTAAGGTGATGTTGATAGGTTTACAGAGGTATTTGATGCCACGTTAATAAGCTCTGCGTTTCCAAATGTTACACCCTCGTTTGTGTTAATTCCTGTTTCTATATCATAAGATTGTGTCATGTCTGACCATCTCATCCAACCTTGTGGTGGGCATGCAATCTTGTAAATCTGAATAAATCTTTGTGCTGGTTGTGTAGGGTCAACTTGATACACTGCAAAGTAGATGTTGTCTTGATCATCTTTTGCCAATGCTTGAAATTCTGGTCTATCTGAATTGTATTGGTAGTTTCCCTGTACTGAAAATTGTGTTGTAGCTACTGGTGCGTTCTCTTTACCATTTACGATAAGATCGCATCGAATAATGTGTCTTTCGGTATCAATTTCTTGTCCCATGAATAGCATTAATTCGGCTCCGTCGTTTGTGTGAATGACAGATCCGTGTCCTGAATAGTTTAAGTAGTCTGTTTGCCTTGGCCCAGTTACTACAAATTGTTTTGTTAGTGGCATTTATTTCTCCTTTTAAATTGCTCCCATTAGCGAGAGGATTTGTGTTCCTGTATCAGATAGTTTTCCCCATCTAACACCTGAAGTTTCTGTGGAATCTGCAAGTAATGCGGTTCCGTCGCTACCTACGGCAACCCTTACAGGGTTGGAATTTGCCGTCGAAGCAATTATATCACCTTTCGTTGTAAAGGTCGATTTCTGAACCCTTGCATTTAAGGCTGTTGTTACTGTAGAGGCGAAGTTTGAATCGTCTCCAAGTGCTGCTGCTAATTCGTCTAGTGTATCTAGAGCTGCTGGAGCACCTAAAACTACTGAGTTGTAGTAATTCTGAAGATCTGTTAATTTTGTAGCACCTGCTGAGTTTACAGCTGAAATTTGTGAGGTACCAGCGGCTTGTACTAAGCCAATCTGTGTTGTTCCTGTTGATTGAATATCTGCTACAACAAGGTTTCCTACTGTTGATTGTACAGACTTTGATATAAGCAACAAGTCCTGTGGAGTTGTGCTTGATGTTACTGCATTAAGTTTTGCTTGCAGTACCGTTTCATAATTAGTAAAGCTTAGTGTCATATTTAAATTTTACCATCCCTTTTCTGCTCTGTCAAACCCTTGGTCGAAAGGCTTTTAGAGACTGTTTTTGTGTTTTCTTGCTTCATAATACTAGTCTGTTAAGGCGTAGATAAGCGCCTGTGGGCTGTTAGCCTCCAGGATGTCTAATCGTCCGTCTAGATCATTTAGCGATGCTGATATCGTTGATAATCCAGTTCCTGTAAGAGTTGTATTAATTTCAACTATTGCTGCATCTTTGGCTGTAGTGATTGCTGTTGTAGCAGTGGTTGTAGCAGAAGTTGCTGCATTCTGAACCGCTGTTATAGATGTAGACTGCTGACTGGAAACAGCATTTACAGATGTTGTCTGTTGTGCTGATACAGCATTTACGGCATTTGTTTGAGCAGTGCTTGCTGCTGTATTAATATTGTTAATTGCGGTAGTTGTAGCAGAGTTAATTTCTGCAAGCTTTTGTGTTACAAGGTCAATAATGGCCTGTGTATTAATGCCACCCAGTTGTGCTAAAAGTGCATTTAACTGTGTTGTGGCTGTTGCCACATTTGAGTTATATGTAGATAGGGCTGAGTTTGCAGTTGTTTGAATAAGACCCTGTTGATACAGACCCTCTGCAACTACTTTACCTAATGATAAATTTTGCGTGGCCGCTTCTAAGGCCTTCATTTGAATTAAAAGTTCTTTTGAGTCAACAATGATTGTTGCTACTCCTGATGCTCCTGTTACCGCTGTGCCAGTGGCTGCATTTGTAACTGTAAACTGTGTAGGAGACTTTGTTGCTACTGTAACACCCTGTAGGTTAAATGCTGCTGTAGACAGTCCAGTAATTGTTATTGTCTGTCCTACTGCAAATGCGTTGTTTGCTGTATAGGTTACTACACCACCTGCTGCTGATGCAGCGGTTACTGTTGCAGTAAGCGAATTAAGCTTAGCATTGATTGTTGCTTCAAGATTTGTGAAATTAAGTGACATATTTACCTCTATAGAAGTATAGCATTACTGGCATTATAAGCCAGCAAGTACTAGGGCTTCTAAATCCTCCAGTTCCGCCTTTGTGGCAAATTGACTTGTATCGGCTGAGCTAGTTTGTACGCTGTTATCGGCAAACCTGATTCCGCCTGATCCTACCTGTACTGTTCCAGTAAAAGTTGGGTTATTGATTGTTGCATAGATTGTTGAAATGTCGACATCTTCCCAGAGGCCAGTGGTAGAGTTAAATAGTATTGCTGATCCATTTACTGGACTAGTTATTGCAACATCATGAAGCTCACCTATCTCAAATCCATTTTGAACCTTTACAAATATAGATCCTGTGTTCTGCTGTGCTCTTGTTACTATTCCAACAAACACCATATGTGCTGGAGCAACTGGTTTATTGGCTACTCCAAAAATTAATGATCCTGGTGTTGACCCAAGCCATACTGGGTCTCCTGGCTGGGCAGCAGATGTATCTATACCCTCGATAAGACCTTCTGTTATTACGGTTCCTATAGCGCCGTCGGATATTGTATCTTCTAATATTCCAAATGTTTTTGATGATGTTGATTCTGATGAGTTTGATGAAAGAGTAACTCTTAACTGCCCAGATGAACCAACAGCTCCTGAAGCATATACAGCTTGACCTTTAAATAAAGTTGAACCAGTATTATTTATAACTTCTTGAGATATTTTTGATGCTGCTGTAACTGTAGCTGCAGCAGCGGATAAAACAATTCTATTGTTTGCATCATCGTAGGTAGCGCTTACATTTGTATGTAGGTTATGTGTAAATAAAGAGGCAACATCATCTTGAGCTTTTTCAACACTATTGTCTATTACTTTCCATGCTTCACCGTTCCAAATGTACCCTTGGTATACCTGGTTTAGCGTGGGGTTGGAAGGAAAAATTGTGGCCATATACTAATTATACCTCATTTAAATATTTTAGACCTTCTAAAAACCTTTTTATAATATCCAGTAATGCTTGTTCTTAATAGCCATTGCTGCTTATCTCGCTCCTGCATTAAATGCTCTGCTTTTTCCGATTTCCAGACTTCATCAGTCTTTATTGGAATAATTTGAACAATTGGGGTTCCAGCTGGAATAATTCCAGTAAAGTCTTTTTTAATAAAAAACGGTACCTTTCCTTCACCCATATAGTTATCAGAATCAACTATTCCACTCAGGGTATAGAATGGCAGGTCCGTTCTATTAAGGGGATGAGTCATTAGTAGGCTATACCCCTTGGGCGCTTTAGCACCCCATTGTAAAACCCAATTAAACATATCTTCATACATTTCTGTTGGTCTTGGTATTTTAGCTCCCAGGTCTTTTGTTCTTTGAACTATAGGGTCTGGAGTGTTTGTCCAACTAATTTGTATTCCATTTTCTCCATTAGACACATGTATGTCTGTCCAAAGCTCGTATATGTATCCGTGTACCATTGCATCTAGGTATGACATACAATGTTTTAAACCAGCATTTGTTGCATATCTATCTACCTGTAAACGATCTGCACCCATAAATAGTTCTGATTCTTTATACCAATCAGGTATTATGTTTTTTGCAGGATAGGGGGTTTTTAATAAATTTGAAACTTCTTTATTTTTTGGTATAAAAAATATTTTTTTAAACATTTTTTCCTATTCTATAGTTTATGATAGTTATTAATTTTATTTAATATGTCTTGCCAGTTCCATGGCTTTTCCATATTTAGTATATCAAAAAATGTCCACTTTGCATATACTAAATGTTCTGTTTTTTCTCTTCGTGGATCATTTTCTGGTAAAAATTGTAAATTTGGAAAAAATGAGCTATCTGCATAATGCTCCTCTATGTATGCCACCACGCAAGGTATACTAGAAACAGAAACACTTAATTCTCTCATAATGGCATTTCTATTTGACTCTGCTTCTTCTGACCAGCCAAATGGTACGGAGACAACGTTTTCTGGAATTGTATTTAAAAGTTCTTGTTCATCTCCATATATATTATGAAAAAAATATATTTTGTTTTTATCTATCATGTCCACAATAGTTTCCTTGCTGTTCCTGCGCCTCCGCTGTTAATTGCAGAAGCATTTGGTGTTGGACCCATATCTGTTTTTACCATAACCGTTATTGATCCACCACCTGATGCTTGACCATGTGATGCACCTTGTGCAGTTATAGTTCCAGTTCCACCAGTTGAAAGTGTACCATTAACAAAAATAATTAAAACTCCACCAGTACCAGTTACTGGAGAAGTTCCCAGCGCACCTGGATTATTAGTTCCGTAATAAGATCTTCCAGTTGGGTTTCCAGCTCCACCATTTTGTCCAGGAAAATTTGCATAATAGTTATGTGAGTCTCCTCCGTAACCACCGTTTGATTGTGCATCTGGGTTCATTCCACTAAAATATCCAGAAAATACATCTCCACCACCAGATCCACCGCTAAATGAAGTTCCAGCAGATCCGTTTCCTCCTCGTGAAAAATTTGTTGGCTGTACTGGAGTGTAATGTGATCCACCAGCTCCACCACCAGTTCCTCCAGCTGTTCCTGCGCCGCCGTTGGTACCTGCTCCACTGTTACCCCATGCACCATCTGGATCTACTCCGCCAGTTCCCCCTGAACCACCAGATGCGGGAACTCTAGGGTTTGTAACACTACTATATGTACCAGTTTTAATTAAAATTTCTCCAGGGCTTATATTTGACCCACTTGTAGAATGGTTTGCACCACGAGCAGTCATAGAAATTTCTCCATTAAGAGTAAGGTCTCCATTAACGTAAATACATGTAAATAATTTTCTTTTTGATGGCTTAAATATTTGTCCAGTATTTATTGTTAAATTTCCTTCAATGTAGACAAAGGCCGATCTGCTATCTTCTGTAACAGTAAACCAGTCGTCTGATGAAAAATTAAATACTGTAAATGGTCCGTTTCTTTTAACATAATCATAAGATCCAAGTGAAACGCTATTTACTGATAGTGTTCCTCCAGCAGTTGGAATTCCAACAACTGCATCTGGATGAGAAAACGACTCTGCTGCGGTAAATAAATCTGGAACAGATTTATTTATTAAAAATGGCGCTATTGGAGTAACTGTTGTAGAACCGCTACTTAAAGATGTACCATTAGCATTTGTAGATGAAGCTGTTATTGTATAAGTAACTCCATTTGTTAATCCAGAAATTGTAATTGGAGATGAAGAACCAGAGGCAGTTATGTTGCCAGGGTTTGCTGTTATGGTATGAGATGTTATTGCTGACCCTCCAGTAGCACCAGGAGTAAAAGAAACAGAAGCTGATAAATCTCCTGGCGTTGCTGTTCCAATTGTTGGAGATTGAGGAACCGTTGTAACCGTAATAGAGTTTGATGCCAAACTTGGCTGGGATGCACCTTGTGGACTTGATGCAACAACTGAAAATGTGTATGCCGTATTAGATTGTAATCCAGTTATTATTATAGGAATAGAGCTTGATGTTGTTGTTATTGCCCCTGGATTAGAAGTTGAGGTATATGAAGTTCCAGGTACTACACCTGGTTCAAATGACAACGATACTTGTCCATTATTGTAAGGCCTATCACTACCTTGATTTGTTGCTACTAAATTTGTTACAGTATCTGGTAGTAAAATTAGGGATGTCCATGCAGAGTTTTTAAATATTTCTAGGCTTCCTGTTTCTGTATTTAAATAGTTTTCTCCCTCTACTGGAGACTGTGTTCTATTAGCAGTATTACCACTTTTTAATCCCATTTTATTTTGTGATCCTATAATAGTCTTACTCTCAAAAGTCTCTGTAGATTTTGGACCTTGTGGTTGTGAATTAGATAGATTTATTACCATTATTTCATCTTCCATCCATAAGTAGATCCAGTATATATAAATGATACTGAAAATCCACTTATATCTAATGATGCATTGTCAGCAACACCATTTATTTTTTCACCGTTTCTATTTATAATAACATCGTTAACTGATGCATTGTTAGATGCATCTAAAATTTCTATTTCAGCTCCTAGTGCTGGTGTGGCTGGCAAAGTAAGGCTTCTGTCTCCTGTGGTATCTACAAAATATCTTGTGCTTGCCGATAGTGTTATGTCTGTAGATACTGATTGTGGTGATAGGCCTCCTGCAATGCTAGACCATTCTGTTGCATAATCTGTATTGCTTGATTTTACAAGATACTGTCCTGTAGATCCTCCCGCTGCAACACCTGGTCCTGTAGCACCTGTGGCACCTGTAGCACCTGTGGCACCTGTAGCACCTGTAGCGCCTTGAATTCCTTGTATTCCTTGTTCACCTTGTGGACCAGCTGGTCCTGTAGCGCCAGTTGCGCCAGTTGCTCCTGTTGGTCCAGTTGGCCCAACTATTTGTCCAGCATCTGTCCAACTAGTTCCATTCCAAACATAAAGATTTCCGTCTGCATCTACAATCCATGAATCTCCTATTGTATTTCCGCTTGAAGGTAAATTAATAACTGCAGCAACGCTACCCTTTAATGTGACTGATGCTCCAGCCTGTCCTTGTGGTCCCGTCGGACCTTGTGGTCCAGTTGGTCCTGTAGCGCCAGTTGCTCCTGTTGGTCCTTGTATTCCCTGTATTCCTTGTGGACCAGTTTCTCCTTGTGCACCAGTAGGGCCAGTAGCTCCTTGATTACCAGTTCTAGTAACAACAAATAACATATTGCTATTATTTGTTGGAATAGATGTAGAACCAGAAACATATGCTACTGGAACCTTATAATATCCAGAAGCGGAAGTTACTGATCCATTAATTGCAAAAACATAATTCCTAGATTCTGACTCACCACTTATTACTATATGTCCCTTTATTGGAGAGCTTGAATCATCCCAGCTTCCCAACCAGTCAAACTGTGATGCAGATATTTTATCTGTATTGCTTATATAAATGTTTGTAACAGTTAGTGGAACTGCACTATTAAGTTTAAAGTTTCCCGATCCAGGATCTGAATCTGTAGTTCCAGTTATAAAAGACCATTTTACTCCAGCAGAAGCACCCGTAACACCTTGTATACCTTGTATTCCCTGCTCACCCTGTATACCCTGTATTCCTTGTGGACCAGTTGCGCCTGTTGCACCAGCAGGGCCTGTTGCACCAGCGGGACCAGTTGCTCCAGTTGGTCCGACTGGACCAGTTACTCCAGATACCTGTACCCAGTATGTTCCATCAAATACATAAAATTCTCCAGTTTCATTATCAAACCATACTTCACCAGCTGATGAAGATGTTGGCGGGGTAAATTGTACTTTAACAGCTTCGTCTACAGTTAAAACAACACGATTATTATTATCATCGTATGTGGCTGTTACATTGTTATGATTTGCATGATTAAAAAGTGTTGCTGTTGCATCTTGAATTTCTTCAGAAGTCAGTGATGATGATACTGGACCCCATGCGGTTCCATTATAGTATTTTAAAGAATTTAGGGATGTGTTGTAATATATATCCCCAGCAATAGCTGTCCCTGGGTCTTGGGCTAAAGCTACTAAATTTACAGGTAACTTAAATTTAATAGACATTTACTACCCTACTACTACTACCTTATAAGCTCCAGACGCAGGTGCTACTGCAAAAGATACTGTGGCAGCAGATGTACTTGTTCTTACAACGCCAGCCTCTACTGACTCAAAAGTTGCTGAATCAAAAATCTGGACTGTTACCTCTCTTGTTCCAAGATTGTGTGTGATTGTAAATGATGTTGCGGTACCGTCTCCTATAACCTCAGAGTGTTTTCTTGTTATAGCATGGTATGTTGTACCGTTATTTGTAAGTGTCCAGTTATCATTTGTCTCATTCCATAGAATTTCAACATCTGATTCTGATCCACGCTCTACTCTAATTCCAGCATCTGCTGTTGGTGTACCAGTAAAGTCTGTATTAAGGTTAATCTTATTATCAACAATGTTTACCTGAGTAGTATTAACAGAGTTAATTGTTCCAGTTACGTTTAAGTTTCCGCCAACTGTTAAATTATTAGTAATGGATACGTCATTTGGTAATCCAATTGTTACGCTTGAGCCTTCTGATCCAGAACCAGTAACCTCAATCTCATTTGTAGTTCCTGTAATTCCAGCAACGTAATTTCCTGTTGTTTGTGTTCCAAGGTTTACGTTCTTTATTGATACTGCGCCAGATGATACTGTGAAATCTGCATCTGCGAATGAAGCAACACCCTTATTAGTTGTTGTTGCATCTTCTGCAGATACTGTAATTGTATTGTTTGTTACAGCTACATCTATACCTTCTCCACCAGATATTGTTAGTGTATCTGTAAGAAGATTTACTGTGTCTGTTCCAGTATCTCCTGCTATTGAAAGATTAGTTGCTACATCTACTTCACCAGCAGCGGTCAAACGACCTCTTGAGTCTACTGTGAATGTAGGAATTTTTGTTGTTGATCCATATGAACCAGCGGTTACACCAGTTGTAGGAAGATCAATGTTTACTGCTGCTGTTTCTGAACCAGAACCTGTAACTGTTATTGTTCCACCAGATGATGCTAGTGTTGCTACATAGTCACCAGTTGTATCTGTGCCAAGTGCTACTGAGTTTGCATTGATTGTAGCATTAAGAGTAATTTCTCCAGCTGCATTAGTTGTTGCTGTTCCTGTAAGATCTCCACCAAGAGTAATGGACATTTGTCCAGATGAAACCCATGCTGTTCCATTGTAATAAAATAGTTTATTTGATGTTGAATCGAAGTAGACTCGTCCTTTATATACGGTCTCTGATCCAGATGGTACTGTTGGATTTGAAGTAGCGTTTTCTATGCGGAGTTTCTGGATTTCCAGACCCGTCATATCTATCGACGTTAAAAATTTACGTGCCACTGTTTATTACTCCTAGGTATTTAAGATTACGACAGGTATGCTTTTCCAGAAAAACCTGCTGCAAAACTAATTATAACAGAATTATCATTCTGGTACTGGACATGCCCCTCGACTTGATATCCGTTATTATCCACTACGGTTACGTTTGGCTTAAACTGTAATTTATGTGCTGAAAATGGTATGTTCCAGGTGGTATTTGAAATCTCTTGAGTATGGGTATAGACAGATTCTGGTAGGGTAAATAGATCAATTGGGGTTCCCCAGTCACCTGCATATGTTCTTGGACCGTATAGTAAATACTCTGGTACCTTAAGGTAAAAATCTCCCTCTACTGCATTTACTGGAAAATTGGCTGTAGGAACTTGTGTTCCATTAAGTATAGAATTACCTCTAGGACCTGGTTGACCAGTATCAGATATTATTACCTCATTTTCAGTGGTAGTAATATCTATAATATTTGAGTTGTCTATATAATTAGTCATTTATTGTTACCGCTCTAGAAACATCTAGCCATCCCTCAAGCAGTCTTGTTACCACTCCGCTTCCGTTTACAATAATTAAATCATAAGCAGATTTTGGATATGCAATAACTTTTGTTTTATCCGCATTAACATTAATATCAATTTTTCCAGCAAGCGGTGTAACCACTATGCCGTCTCCAATAGAGCATGAAGCTAGAATCTTTTTTGATCCTGGTGCTGACTTAATATCCATATAAACTTGGTACTGTGTTAAATCTATTGGGTCTCCGTCTGGGTCTTTATAGACTATGCTAAAGCGGAAATTGGCGGCCTGATCAACCTTCCAATTCTTAATTCCTGCCATCAATTATATACCTCCGAGATAATTCAATTTTATCATGAAAGTAGTTCTAGACTGATGTTGTGGTTAAGTCTACAATCTCGCAATGATCTGAGGTACAGGCAAGAGTTTGGGCTCCTGCTGTCATGTCCTCTTTTTCAAAAAATGACAGGTCTTCCCATCTAATTACTGAAGGCATTTTAGCCAACAACTCTAAGTATTCAGTTTCGTTAACTTCTTGGTATGGTGCTTGTTTATATGTATGGTCTGAATATGGTAAAAAGGATATTCCAGAAACCTCGTCAAAATGTTCCCACACCCATGCACCTACGGCCATCCATTCAGTTTCGTGAACAGATACAGTAATTGATGGTTTATGCTCACACCATGCTCTTTGATATACCAGCCATGTATTTAAGTGCTCTATTGCGGTTAATTCATTTCTTAATATTGCGCCCTCTGGTGCTTTTACTGGGAAAGAAAATACCGTTGTTGAGTCTGGCTTCATAACATCTGGCTCGTTTGGTACGTTATAAGACTTCATTAATTCTGTTAAAGGATCTTTATTATCTGCACGTACTGTTCTAATATAATATTGAGAATGCCAAGGGTGCATTCCTGAAGATACTCCAGTAAGCTGAGATACTGTTCCAGATGGCTTTACGCAAGTAATGGCTGCTGATTCGCTTATTCCTATTTTCTTGGCCTCATCTGAATTTATTGTACGGGCATACTCACGTAGCCCATTAAGTGTAGACTCTAGCTTTTTAATGTCTTCTTTTCCAGAAAAAAACTTATGCCCAAATTGTCCAGTTAAAGATACTCCAAGTAAGCGCTCTTCTTCTGTATTATCCTTCCAAATTTTACGAAGGTATTTAAAGTCAGTAAGGGTTGATTGCCATGTTCCTAGGATTGTGGCTAGTCTTACTTTATTTGATATGTCCTCGACTTTATCATTTTCACGAATTACTACCTCTGAAAGATTACAGAACTGGTACGGGCGAAGGATAATTTCAGAGCATGGATTTGTTCCATAGTGTATTTCAGGATCTCTGCGACCATACTTGGCTGCCTGCTTCTGTGCAGCAGCAACATTGTATATACCACGTTCTCCAGATTTAGAGTCATATAAGTTTTTCCACTCTGCAATAAACTGTGCCATTTCTGGTCTTCTTGAATATGCAACTGAGTTATTTGATAGTGCACGTTGTGAATTATTTTCCCACCAATTTCCAACCTTAGCTTGTGCCATTTCAATGTCATTGATATTAGAAAGAGAAATCATTGCTGATCTACGTACTCCACCAACAACTACAATTTCTCCAATTTTACACATTATGTCATGGCATTCAATTGGCTTTAAATTTCTTCCGACAGCATTCTTAAAAACCTTTATTGTAAAATCAAATAAGTTTACAAGTGGTTGTGGTCCAGATGATCTTCCACCCATTGTCTTTAGCCTTGCTCCAGAAGGTCTTAGCTTACTAACATCTATTGTTGGTATTTGACCAGACCAGAGAAGTGCTAGTAGCTCTCTGTATGCTTTAGCCCAACCAGTTTTAGAATCTTCTACAGTTATAACTGTTGATGATTTTTCTAGTAATTCTGGGACTGGTGGTAATTTATTTATGTATTTATATTCTACAGAAAATCCTACTCCAGTTCCGCACATTAATATATACATTGTTTCATCGAATGATCTTGGTGAATCTACTGGAACAAATGAACAATTGTATCCAGCAACGTGATCTCTTGATAGTGCTGCTCCAGCAGTCATAACAGATCTCATTGATGGCATGATGTCTAAATTATAAACAGCATTTTTTAATTCTTGTATTAACTTTGTATCTGGTTCATATAAATGGTTCTCAAAAAGATGGTCAAGCATGAAACTAAAATATCTATCAACAGTCTCACCCCAGGTTTCTCTGCGATTCTCTGAATCTATATATCTTGCGTATCTTGAGAGAGCGATAAACTCTTGGTAAGCTGATGGTAATGACATTTTATAAAGCCTCTTTCTTATCCCATTTAGGATTTTTTAATTTTTGATTTGGATTACTAAGTCTAGCACAAACAATTTTTGATGCCAAGTCTAAGCTAGGTGGCTAAAAGATTTTTTAGTTAAATCTATCCAGTTATACTTCTCATAAATTTTAGTTGTGTTTTTCAGGGCAATTGCGGAGTATTTACTGTAACTGTTTATTGCTTCAAGCATCAATTCTTTCAAATGATCTATCTTTGGCTCAAACATTTTCCCTGGATGCATTATTGGCCATGGAGAGTCTCCAAGTGTTGAGTCTAACTTTAGAGTTATAAAATCTTTATATGGTGCCCAAGACTCTGTACAAATTACGGGCATTGCTGTTGCCATTGCTTGCAGTGGTATAAAACCAAACCCTTCTCCCCAAGACGGATACACGAGGCAGTGGTGCATTGACATTAGTTGTAAAAGTTCTTCGTCTTCCATTTCACGATTTACAATTTTTATGTTTGGATACTTCTGAGATATGTCTATAAAATTTCCAAATATATCTTTGTGTCTTATCGTATGAGCTTCATGTGCTTTTATAGTTAATTCAACATCTGGATTATCACCAAATAACTCTATGAAAGCTTTTACTGTTAGGGATCCGCCCTTTCTTTCGGCTGGCTCTCCAATATGTAGAAATCTAAATTTATTTTTTACTTCCCTTACTCTTGGTACTTTCCATATATCGTGTAATCCGTGTTCATATACACGAACTGGTTTTTTTACACCAGCATCGACATACCATTCTGCAACAAGTGGGGAGGTAGCCCATACCTCGTCACATTGATTAAAATTTTCTAACCAGTACATTGGCAACTCAGTAGATTCCCAGGGAGTATACCCAATTGTATGAATATCTGATCTAATATACTTATAGTGTATTGGCTGTACGAAATTTAGGTGAATGTCAGCTTTAGGGTTTGTAAGTGTAACAAAGTGTCCCAGACTCTGTAATGATGATATTATGCCTTTCCCAGCCTGACCATACCCTACAGTGGCATTATATCCAGACTCAGACGTAAAAAAGCTTATATGCATAAAATCCTTCGCTTCAGAATATATTAAGTCTACCACATGGATATTTTTTTTAAAATAGTTGACTTGGTCCAATTTAGCAGATAAACTAATATTATGAGTAAAAACCTAATTATAAAAGTAATTAGTTACTTATCGATAATTATAGTTGGTAGCAACATGCTTGGTACTACTATTGATTATGATAATTATACTAAAAATCCTTTGAAAAAGGTAAGTAGCTTAGGTGTCGGCTTACCACTTTCTATTGAAAGTAGTAAATACCAGCACTTAAAGGAAATTCTTGAGACTAGGGAACTTAGAGAAGCTAAGCTCGAAGAGCTTAAAAAATCTAAGAATCTATCCAATGAAGATCTAGTTATTTTATTATACCTAGTTGGCTTTGAGGGTAGAGACCTAAAGGAGGCCTGGGCTGTTGCTAAAAAGGAGTCCAATGGGCGTCCTCTTGCATACAATGGTAATAGAAAAACAGGAGATAATTCTTACGGTATATTCCAAATCAATATGATTGGAAATCTAGGTCCAGCCAGACTTGAAAAATTTGGACTTAACAGCAATAAGGAGTTGCTAAATCCTGTTACCAATGCTGAAATAGCATTTAGAATGTCTAGGGGTGGTGAGGACTGGACCGCATGGAAAGGCCTTACTCCAAGGACTCAAGATTTAATGGAACAGTTTCCAAAAGTAGATATCCAAAAGTACCAAATGCCTGTGTAAATTGTTTGACATCAATCTTACAAAATGATACAGTTATTGTATGGACATAGATAATACTGGAACTATAGACATTAGAGTCGTTAGGTCATGGCTAGATAACAGAGATGGTTATAGGCATGGCGCAGAGTGTACTACTAAATTGCTCTCTGGATTTGACGATGATGGTGTTTATTTAATATGCCTAGAGTGTAATGAAAAAACATACGTTGGATTACACACATACGAGATTATGAAAAGAGAATTAGATGTCTGAAGAAAACGACAATATTCTTCTAGGTATTTATATACAGCTATCTAGAGTTTATGATATGCTTATGTTAATAGCAGATGGTGTAGGAAAAGGCGAAGAAGCAATAGAGATAAGAAATCTTCATAGCGAAGGTAAAATACTTACACCACCGCCATCATTAGTGGAGGACGAGAATGAATAAATATTTCGTAAATATCAGCCTTGAGGTTGATATAAATAAATACGATAATATACAAGCCATAGTTGACTCTTTTGACTTAATAGGATCTGCAGAAAATACAGAAATCCTTGAAGTTACATATGAAAAAGTTGAACAAGACTGGCAATCAGATTCATCAGACGAAGACTACTAACTAGCATTTAATTGCGAGTGTTACATAATGGTAGTGTCTCTGCCTTCCAAGCAGATAGTGCCAGTTCGATTCTGGTCACTCGCTCAATAAAAAACCCCTAGGATAATGCCTAGGGGTTATTTTTTTTATAATGTTTTACTTTTTAGCTTTTAATGCTTTCCAAGTATTTTCATCAACAATGCCAGTCTCAGCAATCTTATTTGCTTTCTGGAATGCTTTTACTGATGTTAATGTTAGACTACCAAAATCACCGTCAGCCTTTAGTTTAAGGAATGATTGTAGCTTTTTGACACGATCACCCTTATCTCCAAGCTTGATGGGTTTAAATGGCTCTGTAGCCTCTTTTTTAACTACTGGTTTATCTGCTACAGAAGGTTTTGGTGCTGATGCTGATGGCGAATCAGTTGATCCAACTTTAGATAGAAGAGGTAAATTTTCTTCTCCTACATAAACTGGTCTTCCCCATCCAACTACAGCGTTGAGAAGTTTCTTTTTGTTGTTCTTAACATATGCTCTAGTTTTTTCTACGCACATGCCACCATTACGTTGGTCACCCTTTGCTGTTCCTGAAGTATTTCCTTCAACAACCTGTATGGTTCCATCTCCATTATTCTTAACACAAATTCCAACATGAGATATTCTGTTTACTCCATCTTCTGGAAAATCAAAATAAATCCAGTCTCCTGGAGTTGGGTCATCATTTCTTGCGTCTGCCCATCTATTGTTTTTCTTAAACCAATCAGATGCTGCAACGGTAGATGCTGACTTTGGATATTTCTTAGGATCTAGACCAGCAGTAAAGGCACACCAAGAAACGAAAGACTGGCACCATGGTGCAAAATTTACTCCGCTCCATTTTCCATATTTAGTTTCGTTATCTTTTGGTCCTTCTATGGTACCTATTTCTTTTTTAGCAACTTCAATAATTGCTTCTAGAGATCCTTTTGCTGACACTATTACTTGGCCGCCTTTTTCTTTGAAGGCTTTTTAACAGACTTAAGAGCTTCCTCAACATCTGATGTTGCTGGCAATCTTCCAAAAGCTTTGTCATTTGGATTGATTGCACGTAATGCAACTGGGATTAGGGCAGCTAGTAAAGCCTTAGATAGATCTGCAGGATCTGTTACACCAGCCATGTATAGAGCTGTTGCTGCTCCAATTACGGAACGTCCGTATGAAGCTAATGCATTTTTAATTTGTTCTGACATGTATGTTTTCCTTTTCTAATATCTTTAGATATTATTAATATTTATTAAATTATTAAGATAATAAATGAGCCGTTTACATGGACAATGCTCAGGTCCCTTATGCTTTTCACCATAGCCTAAAAGGCTTTAGGTCCGAATAGAAAAGCACAATTATATTATAGCCTATTTAACTTTTATTTGTCTAGGCTTCTTTTCCTCTGGAAGGATACGCTCAATTTCAATTTTAAGCATCCCGTCCTTGAGTTCAGCAGCTTTTACTTCCATATATTCACCAAGGGCCCACTCACGGGTAAATTTACGGGCAGCGATACCACGGTGGATAAACTTCGAATCGTTATCCTCCGCCTTTGTCTCTCCCTTTACGATGAGTTTTCCATCAGATACAGAAATATCAATATCTGTCTTGGTAAATCCAGCCAAAGCAAGCTCTACGACAAAGCTGTCGTCGTCTACTTTGATTAGATTATATGGTGGGTAATTTGTTGCTGTAGATACATTCTGGACATGATTCCAGGTATCTAGGGCTCTATCGAACCCAATGAAAAATGGGTCTTTAAAAAGATCCCATGTGTAAGTTGTAACCATTTTTTGCTCCTTTTAAGCGAGTTAATTTAGCACCCCCCGAAGCGAGGTACTATTAATATTATATCAAATATTTTTTAAATATGTCCATATAGACGGGAGTGAAGTGCGCCGAAAAATAGGGGTAAGAACACTTTTGCCTGTATAATTTAAGCATGGAATTATACGACCAATTAACGCCTGTAGAAAAGGCCTATCATGACGCCCTACTTGGCGTAGTAGATAAATACGGACCATTTGATAAAGGTAGCGGCAGTGTTTGGGTCGGATATGAAGATGGCGAAGATAATGAAAATTCAGCTATTGGAGTAAAGTGCGGAAACTGCTCATTTCATGTAGAGCTTTCTGGAACTACTGAGCTAGGATGTAAGATACTATCATTTAATGTAGAAGAGAATGGATTATGTAGATTAGCTGCTATTCCAGATGGATTAGTGAACGCCGAATCAGATGATATGGATGATATGGAAAATATGAATAAATTTTGGAATGGGGCATTTAGTAAATAATGTATACATACTACACTAAGGTAAGTAATATAGTAGATGGAGATACAGTAGATGTATTTGTTGATTTGGGATTTAAGGTATGGCGTCAAGAACGTATGCGTTTAGTAGGTATTGATACCGCCGAGAAAAATACACCATATGGTAAGGCTACTAAAGAGTACCTTACTAAGCTATTAGTTGATAAGACTGTAAAGCTTGAGGTGTTTAAACCTGATAAATATGGTAGATACCTAGCAAAGATTTATATTAATTCCGAGAAATCGATCAACGACCAAATGGTAGAAAAAGGTATGGCTAAAGGCTATATGGGTGATTCTAAAGTTGGTCTATGGACTGAAGCTGAATTAGCCAGAACTACTGTAGATATAGTATTAGAGTAATATACTAGGAGTTAGGATCATAACTCTCTAGGGCAAGAAGGATCTCTTCTGCCATCCCGTCGAAATTCAATTTTTGCTCTGAAGTGATATATTGACCTGATTGAATCATCTTTTGAATTACAGATGATAGATATTGTTTTTTAGACATAATTACCTCCCTAAATTTTAGGTTAGTAATCTATTATAAGATAAATAGACATATTTTACAAATATAGCAATATGCCCTGTTTATTTATATACTATGATATACGCTTAGTAGCTATATAAAGTGAAATACATACTGCAGACATTGCTAACATTGGTATTAAGCTAGAAAGATTATTGATCAAGCTATAGTGACCGTTATAGAATCTCCAGGCATACTCATGAATTGAAGTTACAGTAAATAGTGTTGATATATGAAGATGGAAAGATAATATTTTTGACAATACGCTAGCGCTACCGCCAGTTATAATTGTTGGTTTATCTAATATGTTTAATGACATTTTTACTCCTCAAAAGATACTTGATTTTCGATCATTTCATCAGTTACAGAATTACATGAACAATTACAGCATTTTTCTTTAACCATTGAAATTGGATCGTAGCCTTTTGGGGTTTGTCTGGCCCATGAATCTGGGTAATTATTTTCCATACCCAATTCTATCATGGAAATTTTATATTGCCATTGTCGGCAAAGACAAGAGCTAGTGAGTCTCCTGGATTTAAAGATAGTTCATTAACTCCTACTTGAGCCCAAGCATATTTACCATTGAGGTCAAACGGGTTAGGGATAGGTTGTTTTCTTTTTTCTAGAATAGCCCAGTATGCTTTCTCTGAAGGCATCTCCTGACATGACTCATCTTTATAGGCAGGCAATCCATTTAGACGACATACTACAGCATCGCCATACTTAACTGTTCCCTCTACCTTAAAGCCATTATTCTTTAGGAAGTCTAGAGCTTTTACCTCATCACTCCAAGGAATACACTTATCAATTGTTGGCTCTCCCAAAACGCTATAGTCTACATATAGACCTATGCAATCTTTACTTGGATCTGTTGCTACGGATATTACTCCACCAACACCTAATAAAATTAAAATTGATAATAATACTCTAGATAACATTTACTCTCCTCTTATAGTAATAATAATATACAGAAAGCTGTATATAATAATGCTACCATAATTATTAGGTTTTTCATAGGGTAGGCTTGGGAAAGTGAATTTCGAAACAGGACTGACAATATTTTATTAATATACCTTTAGAGTCTAACTTTGAGGTATAGGCATACTTATCACAATAATTACATATCGGCGGGGTGAAATCTAGTGAGTTCTCGAGATTCTCCAATATAGCCATAATACTCCCTAATAAGATCAAAGGTTAATACGATACATACCTTGATATATCAATTATATCATATATGCCCTGTTTTTATATACCTATAATGTTAATAAAATTTTAAAATTTAGATACTATGTTACTGATGAGTAACTTATATTTGATATATATAATCATATATTCTTTATCTTTTCTATCTTGTATTCTATACTTATACTTGGGAATTAGATTTTAGCAAAACCCCCCCTCCCCCCATGAATTAAATTCTCATGGTGAGAAGAGAGAAGCTTCACTAAACTCCCAAGAATTACTTGGTGTATTGAGTTCTAGTGTAAACCCCCAAAAACCTTTTCCTCAAGTATAACAGCAAGGTAAATTTTATGTCAACCCTTCTCGATCTAAAATACCCAAAATGTTAATAAATTTTTATTTTGTATGATGCACTATTTTGAGCTCGAACACCTGTTCGAATAGCGAGCACAGAGGATAGGGATAAAAGGGACATACTACTCAGTAGGGTCCCCCCATGTGATGGACATCACAAAAATAATTTACCGACACGCCCGAAAAACACCCTAAAATGTCAGTGGTCTATGTTAGGATACTATGTATAAAGAAAGTTAAGGAAAGTCCTTAAACTAGAAAGGAGTTCAGATGAACTCAATTATCCTAGAGCCTAGCCACCCAATGGCTAGCAGTAATACAGGCGATAGCCGTATTTTCCGTAATACAGTAGGTAACTACATAAGCCGTAAGGCTTATCTAGAAATGCTATCTACTAGTAAGGGTTGCGTATCTCATAAATACCTTAGCCCTAATGAGTCTGCTTGGCTCATGAGTGTGAGATAACTCACACCCCACGCCCTGCGTGTCGGCTTGATAATGTCGGTCAAGTCTGATAGTCTTACAGACAACAAAATGAAAGTTATCTTAGAAAGGATAAACTAAATGAATATCGAACAATATAAAGAAATGGTAGAGGCTCAGAGAGCCGAGAGCCTAAGAAACGCAATTCTTGCGCTAACAAAAGCGAACAACGCTTTAACTAATAATTTTAATGTAGAGGAGAATAACTAAATGAAAATAACTTACTCAATTTGGCAAGGCTCATTACAGAAGGGCACACTAACTTCTAATAGTATTAAAGATATAGTTAAGACTATAGACGAGTTAAACTCAGTTAATCCACCCGTTAAGTTTGAATACCTAGTCCATAAGATTGAACAGGTAAATAACTAATGAAATCAGGATATCAAGTTAGATTAGAAACTTACAGCGGTGAGGTAATGAATATCCACCTAATTAATAAAGAAGCCGTAAGGTTATTCATAGAAGAATTACCTAATCGATTAAGTAAGGGAACTAAAGTCAGCTTCGCTTGCGATGTCTTGGCTATTGGTGGCTCTCTAATGGGGAGAAAAGAATAATGAAATCTATAATCGCTTCCCTAGTAATCTGCTCGGCTATTGTGTCCCTCGATATTCTAACCGATCCAATTTACTCGAATTGTAAACAGACAATAGAAGGACGCACCTGCGACCTTGTTGGATATAAGTGGAAGCCTTGACAGTTGTCAGGGCTAACCGATAGAATTAAACTACGAAAGGAAAACTAAACAAATGGAAATAACTATAGAAATAAATGAGTGGGGCTTAGGTCTTTACTCTCCTTGGGCTGGCTTCGATTTTACTTGGGGCTTTGCTATCACCACCGCAATTTTAATTTATGCGATTAGATATTTTAAAAAGTATCCAATCAAGACTCCTAGATTTTTAAGGAGAATTAAATAATGCCAATGACTAGAAAAGATTATCAGGAAACTGCTAAGATTTTAAAACAATATGCCGATGAAATTCATCCCGCTATTTTTAATGATTTAGTAGATGAGTTTTCTGAAATGTTTGAAAAAGATAATCCGAGATTTGACCCAGAGCGATTTGAAAAAGCAACGGGCGCAAATAATTTAGAATTTAATTTTTAATAAATTAAATTAACTCGTTAGGGTGTGGCGACACGCCCGAACGAGGCGCCCCGCAGTCGGGCGTGTCGATTAAGACGTGATTTTAATCACCTGGAAAATTTGAGCGTGAAAAATCCATGTGAGGTTTATCACAATCCCAAATGTCCGTTTTGGTATGGTTACTGGTCAGTAAATGTCAGTGGTAGGTGTTATACTTCTAGTATAAAGAAAGTTGAGAAAGGTTCTCAAACTAGAAAGGAATTCAAATGAATTCAACAATAATCGAAGTGTGCAAGACACACGTTCCTAATAAATCTGCTATCTCCGAAGTAGGAGATGACCAGTTTACATTCTGCGAAGTTTGTGAACAAAACATTGAGCGTTGGTATAACGATACTGACCCTGAGCGTCTACCTATGTGGACTTCATGGAAAGTAGGTAAGTAATATGAATACACTTATCTGCGCTTTCTGCGAAATGGTTTACACCAATGATGTAAAGTTTTGCGGTTTCTGTAATGAATATAAAGGTCTAATGACCATATCCGATTTTGATAAATACTATGGAAAGGTTTCTAACTAATGAATGACTATGAATTAAAAAATAATCTAATAAATCAAATTAAAGATTTAGCGGATAATAAATATACTAAAGAGTTTTCTAACTCTGCTCTATGGGGTTGTGCAACAGCATTGCTAACCACTGAACAATTAAAAATTATAAAATCGGTAATGGAGAAATAATGAAAATAGAATTTGAAAAAGCAATTCAATTAGATCATTTAACTAAAGATGAATTGGAATTAGTAGAAAATATTTTAAAAGATTTTAAATAAATAAAAAGCGTGTTAGCTTGACAAACGCAGAAATGCGGGGCACCCCGCAGTCGGGCGTGTCGATTAAGTACGATGTGATTAAGTTCACAGAATTTTTGTGGTGTAAATCACACGGCTGAGCGTCTCATTATTTGGAATTACTGGCGGGTAAGTAGCAAAATGTCTGCCCGTTCTGATAGACTTACAGAGTAAGAAAATAAAGAAAGGAAGTAGTCACAATGGCTAACTTATACACAATACAAGACCTTTTAATAGGTAAAAAATACGATAGCAATTCTCTAAGTGGAGTAATTGTATCTGCTGAAAAATCTAACCAACCAATTTGGTATGGTGAAAATACTGATGCTTATTTAGTAGAAATTAACTGCGGAACTTTGAAAAACCAATTCCGCACAATAGCAGTAAAGGTTGGTGAATAATAATGGGTTATGTTGAAATCTTTCGCCTTGATGAGCAAGGTGCTGGCTGGGTAGATTTATCTGAGGCTACCCCGCAGGAATTATTAGACTTAGAAATTGGATTATTTCAGGAAGGTGCTATCTAATGATAAACTCCGTAATGAGATTTGATTGCAACGAATGTTCAGGCTCAGGCTTGATTTTTTGGGGCGATAATGATAACTATGATGTTGAAACTTGCGAATGTGAGGTGCTAGTTTGATACCAGCAACAATAACAACCTTTTCAGGAGAAGTAAAAAAACTAGAGTTTATAAATCCTAATGCAGTTGATTTTTTTACAAAGAAATTGCCTGCAGTATTGCCCGAAAATGTTTCGGTATATTTTGAATGTGACTTATTAGATTTGCGTGGAACAATTAGAAGCGCAATTAAATCGGATGGAGAATAAAATGAAAACAATTAAACACTCTTTAGATTTTGTAACTGAGTTAGATGAAAATGACCCAACTGCTAAAAGATTATTAGCGATACCTGAAAATGAAAGAGAAATGTTGTTAAAAGATATGTTAATTAATATGTTTGATTTGGACAGTTTAATTGATGCAGTAAATGCTGGCAACTCTTGGGCTCATCTAAAACTTTTAAAATAAAAAGCTTGGATCGGGTGTGGCGACACGCCCGACCGAGGGGCCCCGCCCGAAATGTCCGATTTACGTAGATTAAGTAGATTGCCTGGAAAGTTGTGAAATAGATCACAAAATTAAATTACGGCGTGTCGTAGAAAATGTCACCCCAACCTGATAGGCTTAGATTATCTAAGAAAGGAAAACTATGAAAGACTACTACGACGAATACTATGATGATTACTATTCTAAAGAACTGCCACCTAGCGGTGATAGTTGTTATTGTCGCACTATGGTGTTATGCTCTAATTGTATGAAGGGATACAAATAATGGGAAAGTTTAAGGAAAGTATTACTAATATATTGACCTGCGGTTGGTGTTATGGTCAAGGCTGGCAATATGTCGGTAATGATGTAGACTATGATGTATGGGCTTGTGAGTGTAATACTTACAATATACCTGCTGATGAAATACTGGAGTACCACCAATTATTCAAAACTAAGGAGAACGCATAATGGAATATAACTACTCAATTACCACTTCCTATGACGGGGAGTTGGTTCACACCCTGCGTGTTAGCGATATGCTAGAGGCAGTAGACGCTTGGAATAAATGTGTAGATTTTGGCGACGCTAAAGAATACGCAACCTATAACTTGTCCGACCCAACGGGTAAGATGTATACAAAGAACTTCTATAGAAATGGAGTAGTAAGTGGGAAATAATCTATCTCAGGAATTAGCCGAAGGTCTATTAGACTTAGACTTAGAAACTCAGATAACAATTCAATTAAGGAATAATCATTATCCGCCCGTTCCTTATTCAATGGTTCAACCTTGTATTGACGCTATTGACGCTTACAATGATGGTGAGCATGATAAGTTAATTCAATTACCAACCGACGGGTTTGATGCTAATGGTGAGCCGTTCCAAATTACTTGGCGTGGTAAAACTTCAGCACCTGCTCATGCCTTAGTTGAAGCACACCACTTAGAAAATTGGATTATAGAAAGAGAGTTGTGTTAATTTATAATTAAATAAAGGTTCGTTAGCTCAGTTGGTTAGAGCGCTACCCTGTCACGGTAGAGGTCACGGGTTCAAGTCCCGTACGAATCGCAACACGCCCGAACGGGGCGCCCCGCATTTTCTGGCATTTACGTACATTAAGCAGAGCCCCACAAAATTTGTGGAATGTCAGTCAAAGCTGCTAGAATTAAATCATGAAGCTAAAAAGATCAAATGACAGGAAGGTGGCCAACCTTGTCACAAAAAATGGAAAGCAAGCCGCTATGGCAAATACTTTTGGATTACCTGCTGGTAAAGAATTCTCATGTCCTGGCGCTACTAGTATATGCGAAAGTGTCTGCTACGCAGGAAAGCTTGAAAAACTCTTCAAAGGAGTAAAAACTAATCTGCTGCATAACTGGGAGCTCCTTAAGGACGCAGATCTTCAGACAATGTACTCTCTAATTTCTGACATGATCTCAGAATTTAAAACAGAATGCGTAAAGAAAAATGCGCCTATGTTATTCCGTATACACTGGGACGGAGATTTTTTTAACGAAGACTACACACATGCATGGAAGCTGGTTATTGAAGAACAGCCCGATATTAAATTTTGGGTATATACTCGTGTTAAGTCCGCTGCACTAATTCTTAAAGACATCCCTAACTTATCACTATATTATTCTACGGATGATGAGAATCTACCAATTGCTACAGAATTAAAACAGGTTAACGGTGTTAGACTTGCATACCTAGGAAAAACTTTTGCTCTTACAGAAACTAAGATGAAAGAAATAACTGGCAAAGTTGGTGCAAAGTGCCCTGAAAACAATAAGTCTATTCCGCTAATTAGCAATGCAGGATCTGCCTGCGTCTCTTGTGGATTGTGTGTATACGGTAAGGCGGATATTCGATTTAGCGCTACCAAAAAATAGTTAGGGCCCATTAATGATTTGGTTTGTTGTTGTTGCTGCAGCGGGGATTGTTGTGGTCCCCGTTGCAGGGGTTTTTATTTTATTTAGATCAGCTCGTAATATATAGCGCTGCGAGGCGCCCCGCAAATCCATTTTGTCAAATTAAGAACGTGTGATTTTTCCCACAAAAATAATCAGTAAAATGTCCGATTTGCCCTATTCATAAATTGTAAATGTCGGTCAGTTCTGATAGAGTTGTATTACTAAACGAAAGGAAGCACAATGGCAAATACACCAAAAATCGGTGAAACAATTACCACTACCAAGTCTGGTATTACAGGCAAGGTTGAGGAAGTTGTAAAGAACGCATCTGGCTCGGTGCGTGTCCGTCTAACAGTAGATGGAAAGCCACGCTGGACTACTATCAAGTAGCAAGCAACGCCACCTGAGCAAGTGGAGGGATAAACTGCTCAACAAAAACCCTAGTGTCTGACCCCTATGTTAGACTTAAATAACAACAACAAAAGAAAAGGAAACCCTACACAATGGCAAGAAGCGGAAAAGCGATACAGGTAAAAATCGCAACTACTAAGGTTATCAAAGCCTTAGAAATAAGATTAGCCAAACTAGAGGCTGATTACACAAAGCAAGATGAAAACGAAGCAAAGTATCAGAAGGCTATGGAAAAATGGCGTAAAGAAATTGGCAAGTGGGCTATTGCTAATTTTGCTAAAGCAGAAAACCTACGCACCAACTATCGTCAATGGAACAGAACTCTCAATGTTGATTTTGATTTAATCGTTGATGAGAAAGACTTTCCTGCCGAGCCAACTAAGGACTACGAGCAACTACATCAGCATACTTATCGTGAGATGAAAGATGAGATGGAAAATGCTATCCGTATCCTTAAAATGACCGACGAGGAAACAGTAAATACAAGCACTTACAATGCTATTGCTCGTTATCTATAATTCCCACTAGGGAAAAAGTCCTGAGCATGACTACTAAAACTGCTCCCAATTTTTCATAAGCCGTGATCTAAATAAGCTATAAGCAACACGCCCGACTGCGGGGTGCCCCGCACAAATCGGACATTTACGACATTAAGTAAGAATGCCGTAGATTCCCAAGATAAGTAGACAAATGTCAGCCAACCCTGATAGACTTGATATAACAAAACAAATAGAAAGGCAAAAAATGGCTCATAACCTAGAAGAGCAAGATGGTCAAGTTGCTTTTGCGTTACGTGGAAAACCTGCGTGGCACAATTTAGCAAATGCTATATTCGACCAAGAAGCAGAAATCTCAACTAAAGAGATGTTAGATTCTGCTAAATTATCTAACTGGAATGTCAGACTTGAAGACGTTGCAGAACATATCCCTAGCACATGGAGAAATAATTCAGAAAATTTCTTTGTGATTCGTGATAACCCATTCGACGCTGGCACTGATGTTTTATCTGTTGTCGGTTCACGTTATAAGGTAGTTCAGAATGAAGATTTATTTGCGTTTGCTGATAATCTACATGATGGCAACCCTGATGTTAAGTGGGAGTCTGCTGGCTCATTAAAGAAGGGCAGAGTTGTATTCGGCTCCGTTGCAATTCCTCGTGAAATGGTATTAGACCCACAAGGTATCGCAGATACAACTAAGTTGTATTTAATTGTTTGGACTTCACATGATGGTTCTGTTGCAGTTCAGGCAGCAATCACACCCGTTCGTGTTGTTTGCCAAAATACTCTAAATCTTGCAATGCGTAACTCTAAGCAGTCATTCAAGATTCGTCATACTCAGACCGCTGAGGGAAGAATTCTCGCAGCACGTCAAGCACTTGGATTAACTTTTCAATATGCTGATGAGTTTGAGAAAGAGGCTCAGGAATTATTCCAGACCGCTTTCACCGATAAGCAATTCTCTCAACTAATTAACACCATTTACCCTAAGCCTGAAAAAGACGCTAAGGGTGCACTAAAGAAATGGGAAAATAAAGTTGTTTTAATTGACGAGTTGTATCATAACTCACCAACTAATAGCACAATCAAGGGCACTGCTTGGGGCGCATTAAACGCTTTGACTGAGCGACTTGATTATTTCCGTTCTGCTCGCAAGAGTAATGGCGAAGCAATGTTTGCTTCCGCTTCAGGTTTTGACGCTCAGATTAACTCTGAGAAAAATAAAATTCTGAAGATGGTTAAAGAATTCGCTAAAGCGTAATTCTAAAGTGGGGGGGCGAAAGCTCCCCCACATTTATTTTATAAAGCTGCGTGAGCGGGGCGGGTCGGTGTGTGACGAAGATCTCATTACGTACGATCACCAAAATGCCACAGAATTTGGAGAATGTCAGTTTGGTCTGCTACTATTAATTATGAACAAAATATCGGGTTGGCAACTAGAGGCAAATTGTAGTCCTGATGACTTCGATTTATTCTTTAGTAATTCCAAAACAAAAAGAAAACAGGCGTTATCTCTATGTGGCACTTGCCCAGTTATAAATGAATGCTTAGATTACGCTATGGAAAATAATGTAGAGCACGGTATATATGGTGGAAAAACTCCTGAACAAAGAAAGGTTCCAAGTGGACGTAGAAATATATGAAGTTAATTATGCATGTTCCCCTGGTGGTGTTGATTGCTGGGAATTAAATATCCAGGATTACGGGTATAGTAAATGCGTGTCTGATTTTAAGACTGCTGGAGACGCACTACAATATGTACTTGACAACTACCCACACGAGGAATTAAACTTAAATGTAAGGTCTCTCAACTGGTATTTTAAGGAGTTCGAAGATGAATACGCAGTATAAACCATATACAATAGATGAACTAGTAACTCATATTTATGAAGAAAATTTTTCTCACATAGATTTTATGGACAATATGGGTGGCGGAGATTGTGATTGCCATATTCATACAACCCTTAATACTATATTAGAATACTGGGGTGAGTAATGACTAGTTTCTTAGATAAAGAAAATGCAGAGATTGTTGCCATAACATATACTGAAATAGGTGACCATTTATTTGAGCAATGGCATAATTCTAATTTAGATGAGGGAACATTTTGGGCTGATTACCAAATTGCTTTGATGTGTGATAGCAATTATCTAAAAGGTAGATTTAATCAGTTTTACAATTTAACACCCGATGAGGATGAATATATAGAATGGGATGAGGAAGCATAATGTTAGGTTATACAAAAAGAGATTTAGCAGATATGACATATGGGGTATATCAGGCTGATTTGTTAATTAACTCTGATGAAAATCCTGCTATTCATAACTATCTAGTAACCGCTCATGATTTTCTAATGGGCCTACGGTCGGAAGGATACTTTGACTAATGAAACCAACATACAAGATTGAACTAGAGTTAGATGAACTCTGGTATAAAGCGCTACTTGACTTCCTATTTGTCGACATATATGAAAATGAGATATGTAAGATAGTTAATGTAGAAAGGTTAGAAAATGTCACAGCCTAATAGTATGATTGAGTATATGAAGATACATCTAATTAGTTTAGAACAGGATTTGGAAAAGATTGACTATGTTAATGAACACCACTTCTATAGGGTTAAAGAGGCTGAGATTGCTACTACCCGCCACCTTCTGTCAGTAGCGGAGGAACTATGATTATGTCTGATGAGTTAAGTCCACATTTACAAAAGCTGGTAGATATGGGTTTAACTGGTGTTGATATCATGCATGGAGAACTAAAGAATCTGATGTATGAGGCTGAACAAGAATATATAACTTGGCAAAAGGTTGAAGAGGATACGGGCTATGATGACGCTATGGATTCTATGGAACGTAAGTATTGGGAAGGACAACTTGACGCCTTGACAGGCATGTATCAATTGACGTACAATTTATTATTCGCTATTAATGAAAGGGAAAGCAAATGAAAGATAAATTAAATATACTTAATGAATGGCTATATGAGGCCGAAGAGAAACTTAATGATCTATACACAGATGAATTAGATGGCTTAGGAGATCCAGTGGTATTCCCGCTAGATCAGGCAGAACTTGAAGGTACTATCGAAACTCTTAATTCTGTGATAGGATTGTTAAGTGCTAAATAATACCGAGATTATGTCTAGAACAGACGAGATGTTTGACCTTCGTCTAAAAGCAACTAGTTATACAGAAAAGTATAGCAGACCGTCATTGGCAGATGTTACGGCCTTTGATACAATTATGGACATTATTAAAGAGCAAGAGGAACTCGGTGAGGAAAGAGAATATGTCTTTAATGCCGACATTTATTCTATATGGGGCGATATACTTAATAGTAATATTGTTTTTGGGTTAGACTATGGCATAGAACAAGTAAATGAAGAAATACAGCAATGGTTAATAGATTCAGGTAATATGAGTTTCATTGAAGACCTAGAGGAAGAGGATTTAGATGCGTAAGTTACTAACACTGATTATTTCGGGATTGATTGTACTAACCCCGTCAACTGCACAGGCATCTCCATACTATACAGAGAATGTATACTCTGAGGAGTTTGAGACATTTAACTATTGGTGGGCCAACTGGATTTTAGACTGGCTGTCATTTCATGAAGGACTTTTTGGATATAACTATTCAAGCAATGATGTGGAAGAAGTGGTTGCAGAACCACAACCATTCTTCTATCCAAGAGCAGAAGTATCGGATGTAAGTTTTGGTTTTGCTCCACGAGGTGAACCAATAGTTCCATCCAGCGCTGTAATGCCTTCTCCTGATTACAGATGTTCGATTGCTTGCAGCGGTACCACTGGTTCTGTTGGATTTTCTCCAGGTGAAGTTGGATACAATGATGGAGTAAAATTTATTGCACATGACCCAAGTACTGGAAGAATATATGAAGCAATAAACTTTAACAATGTAAGTCATAATTGGGTTGCTATGGGTTGTGACTCAAATGCCACATCGGCATGCTTTACTAAATAGATAAAAGCTGTGCCCTGGTCCCTTTCTACCAGGGTGCAGCGATCTAGCTCGTTAATCTTAAAACGGGGCATTAAGTAGGATTTGTTATTTTTCCCAGAATTCTGTATACTTAATATATGAATACAACCTTGGAATATGTATTAACAACTCAAGACCGTTGCGATAAATGTCAATCCCAGGCTTACTATTTATGTAAAAGCGTTTCGGGACAACTGCTATTCTGTGCCCATCATTTCAATGCTAATAAAGAATCATTAACTAAATGGGCTTACGAGATCATCGACGAGTCCTCTAAAATATCCTAAGCTAATCCCAATTTAAATTGACAAATGCCCTGCGAATGGGGCATAATTATATTATAAGAAAAAGAGGGGGTGGAATATGACAAAGAGAGAATACCTAGTTTCACTTGGACAAAAAGTAGGAAAGCGTGGGCGCTTTACGAAGGAACAAGTAGAACTTATTAAGAAGGCAGAATCAGAAGGCAAGACTTTTACTAAGTAATTGTCAGTCCTATAGTATATAATTAAATAAACCCTACAGAAAGGAATCCAATGCCGAATTGGGTGTACAACACTTTGACCATACAAGGTCCAAAGTCAGAAATAGATTCTATCAAGGATAGATTAAACAAGCCATTTACATTGGCACAAGAAACATTTGGTATGGGGGATATTAGCACTTCAGGCTTCCCCACCAAAATTACACAGGTAACTTATTCTAACCCTGTATTTGCATTCTTCAACATACATTCATATAAGGATGATGGTATTACGGATGAAGAGTATGCCTGCCAACCTGACCGTGGTGGAATTAATATGGATGACCCTGACTGGTTCCGCAAATCTATTGAGTTTGCTAAAACTCAGAAGGATTGGTATTCATGGAATAACTCTAACTGGGGAACCAAGTGGGATGTAGCAGTTCGTGATGATGACAAGTATCCTGAAACTGAATTACTTGAATATAAATCAGAAGGCGAAGATAACTGGCTTGTATATAAATATGAGACTGCATGGTCGCCTGCTGTAACTATTCTAACTAAACTAAGTAATCTTGTTCCTAACTCTGTGCTCACATTAGAGTATGAGGAAGAAACAGGTTGGGGCGGAGAATATGAAATTATCCGTGGTGAGGTTAGAGAATTAGCAGAATGGGAAAACCGTTGCTATGCCTGCCAATCTTTTAATACATTAGATTATTGTGAAGACGACTGCGGAGAATTCTGTTCAGAATGCAATCAAGGTTCTTGGCAAGATGAAGAGGCAATGGCAAAATGTGAGACACATGCTTCTTTATTAGAAAAAGTAAAAGCATGACAGAAAAATGGAATAAGTATAGTTATTTAAATACAGAAAATAACTGTTTAATTGAGGTTACTCATTTAGAAGGGACTGAGGAGAAGCTAATTCTCACCCCGCTTAATAATAGCCCGTACTTACTATTGTCAGTCGAGGATGCTACAATTAAAGAACACCCTACAAACGAAAGGAACACCATGGAACAAACAACTACAGTACCCGAAACATACAATCCAAATCTGCTTGTGACGTACAAGAAGATTGCTGGAACATACGCTGCTCCTGAAGCGCCTGAATACATTACCGACAAAGTTGTCGATATTGAATGGGCCCTGGATGGTGCACGTCGCTCAGAGGCCCGTGCCAACAGTCTAAATTCTAAAATAGAAGAGATTCAATCTTTTATGACAGAAGACAATTGGTACAACCCTAACACTGAAGCATCTGAGATCCTCTCAGAACTTGAAAGAATTCTTGATTTTAATCCAGTTAAGCAAATTGAGTTTACTGGAACAATCAGATTCAGCGGAACAATTGAGGTCCCTTTAAATGAGTCAGAAGACTTTGATTTGTTCTACCACCTGCAAGACAATCTAACCCTGGATTCATATGATGGCAATACATCAATCGATTCATATGAGGTAGAAAATGTCGACCAGGAATAAGCTAACTAGCTCCTAATGTAGGGTACATAGGGATGTGGGGGGGCTTTACGGCTCCCCCACAGTTTGATATAATGAAATAGGAACGAGGTGTGTGTGGCAGAGAGAGATATTGACGAGGGTAAATTAGCAACCGCAATAGAGGATAGTTTATCTGATATTAGATTTGATAAACTTAATTTTGCTTGGCACATGGTTAATAAATCTCCTAGAACTCAGGGAGAGTTTTGGGAGTTAATGTATGCCTTTATCCAAGAAATGGCTGACTACTATCGCAGAGGTATGGTTGATAGTAAAAATCTAGCCGTTGCTCAGATGTGTTATGAAATAACTAGATATCTGGAGGGGGACTATAATCGTGACCCTCTTGAACTTGACCTGACTATCTAAAAGGGGTATGATTAATATATGGAACTAAAAGACTATGTAGAGATAGCCAAGAATAAATATCCTAACGGGTATTCTGACTATATCGCTATGAACCCCGAAGATACCGTAGATTCATGGTATCAGTTATATAAGGGAATGAATATCTCAAAGGTTGTCGAAGGCAATACCTTTGATATAAATGAAATTGTCGTAATGGACAAGTGGCCTAATGAAAAGTTTTGGCTTTTTATTGGCGACATTAATCATGAGTTCGAAACAAAAAGAATAACAAAGGAGTAGGTGTGGGAGCAAGAACTAACTTCGTAATTAGAACTACAAAGAACCCGTCTGAGGATATTGTCCTTTATTCTCATTGGGGTGGAGATTCATCTGAGAGAGATTTTGCTCAGGCTATTTCTAAAGCTATGGCAAGATGGGGTGATGACTCTTACTTTACCCGTATTATCGTTAGCCAATTAATTAACGAACAGTGGGATTCAGAAACTGGATTCGGTTTATATGTTGGAGAGGTTACTCATGAAGAGTCATACAATTATAAAATGATTGACATTCCAAATGGCACAGTAACAATCGGAGACCATACTACTCCAATACAGGCATTCTTAGATTATCATCTAGGGGCTATGGTGTAACTAGCTATGCTGCTGATCCCCGCTTAGGCGGGGACAGCGAGCCAAATCGTATAACAATATATACCATTACGACCATAGTAAAAAACTCGTGGAATATCTACAGATCTTGATTGATATATGCGAGATAGCTCGCTAAAATCCAAAGTAGACATTAAGATGTTTTTGTAAAAAATCGCAGAATGTTTTGGCATATCAAATATGATCTATATATGTATATCCAGATATATATACATTATATGATCAAGATATCTTATCCTTTACTTAAGGTATCTTAAGCTTTACTTAGCCTTTCTTCTGAGGTTTATTTATTCTCTTAGGCATAGTGTTACCTTTAGGCTTCCCGCCTTTTTTAGGCTTAGGTCCTTTACCAGCTCCCTGCTGTGGCCCCTTCGGGGTGGCGGAAGTAGAAGTTACTACATTACTCATATATACACCTCCTTTACGATCCTTGTATAAAATATCCCAGAATATCTGGAAAATAGATTAAAATAATGAATAATTATCCTATTATTGATTAAAATATGTACAATTTGCCCTGGTTTTAGTACGAATTTCTGGCATATATTATGCCATATTTGGTACATATATAGGGGTATATTACGATGTATATTGATACTGGTAGAGATTATATATGATATATACATTACGAAGCTATGATAATATTTCTTAAAATATATTATGATGGGTATTGACATTACGATCCCTTTAAGATATGATGCTTTAATACACATATACTTTAATACCATATATCTCATACTGTTTATTCATATAGTAATACTCCATTTCTCTCCACTATGCTCCATTATACTCCCTATATAAGCCCTACAAGGGGTATATGAGAAGCTAAAATGGGACGGGTAATGAGCTATCTCTTGCTGCATACTCTATCTGCTTCTTGGGTCCTACAAGCATATTCCTATTGACCATATGAGCATTATAGTGAGTATCGTCTATATTGGGTATATGTTCTATGGTTATATTGCCTATAATGAGCATATCTTCACATCCCGCCTATTATCCATAGCCCCGCATTTAGAACATGTTACCTGTCCATCTAGATCCAATTTAAAGTCATGCTCATGTGTCATGAGTTGGGGTCCACTTTTCGCTTCACTTTTCCGACCCTTTATAATCATTACGATTAATATTCCATAACTTCTCATTACCTATATTATGATATCTAGCCATTACGAATAGTAAATCTGATAGCCTATTTAGGTACTTAGGTATATTCCTATTAAACTTCATGCCATCATTGGTCTCATGTATTTCTATGGCCATCCAGACTACCCGCTCTGCTCTGCGGACAATAGTCCTAGCATTGTGCAAGGAGCCTGTTGGAAGTACGAATGAGGTTAGTGGCTCTAGGTAACTATTGTAGTCATCTAAGACATCCTCCAGATATTTAATTCTATCATCTGTCATCTCGAATGTTTTGGATCCAGCCAGCTCAGCCCCCAGATCAAATAGATCATTCTGGATTCTTTCGATTATGTCATTACGATACTCTGTAGCCATACCGATAGCAGAGTTAGCCTCATCTACCGTACCTATGGCATCTACCAATACGCTTGTCTTATGGACCCTTTCATTGTTGGCAATTGCTGTACTGCCATCATCACCAGTCCTGGTGTAGATCTTAGTTAGTCTCATCTTCTTACTCATGCATTACCTCCTCATTCATCCATACCTCACCATTTATAATACTGTACCTCAAGGTCATCTTTGTAGACCCACACTTTAGGCACTTTGGCTTAAAGTCTATCTCTCTAGATATCTCAACGTTCAGTTCAGCCCTACACTTGCAGACAAAGCTGTAAGTGTGACTATTTGACACGACTGTATACCTCTATCGCAAAATACCAATGTATTAGGTTTATGGTTATGGAATTGTCGTATTTACAAAATGCTATGCCCATACCCCAACTATCCCATTTCCCCATAAAAAACCTTATCTTCATTTTCGGCTCACTTTTTCCTGGTTCTTCTATACACTTTATATACAACATATAGTCCTATGATTATTGATATGATTAATATAGATCTAGTCATATGGTTATATGGCTCCCAGCATAGGTTACCTGTATAGCAGTCATCAGTCATTTTTTAGGGACTCAAGTTCACTTATACGTTTTTTTATAGGTCTAAGCATGTGTAATACCAATACGAAATCTAGGAGTAGGCCCAGAAATAAACCAGATAAAAACCAAAACAATGAGTCCATTTATTCTCCTGACTCTGAGGATGCTTCAATCTTGAAGCCATTCTCTCTATCAAATAGCATGTACTCTAAACTTACTACTTCAAAAGTTTCTTTGAATAGCGACAACACTTTGTCTAATTCTAGTTGGCCACAGGTATATAGATCAAATTGAACTAGGCCTGGGGTTACTTCATCCCATATGTGAAATGCTATGTGGCTTGTCTCTATCATGACAATGCCTGTCAATCCCCTATTTCCCTCTTTGTTTACATATGAGGCAAAAGGTCCTTTAATAATTTTCATGTCGATTTTCTCGACTAGGTTAGTTAAAAACTCAACTCCTTGAGCTTCTGATTTTACTGGGTTGCTAACCTTAGCGTTTACCAGTAAGTGTTTGTGGTATATCATTTCTCTCCTTCGGTTATTGTAACTCTAACGGCAAAAAGTCGTCTATAGTTATCTGGTTGGTCATTCCTATATATCTAACCTCATCTATTATACCCCCAGTAAGTGCTGTTTCTATCATCTGGTAGGAAGAATTGCCTTTAGTTGGCTTAGATGAGAAATAGGCTACATAGTATATATCTGGGTAATGTACCTTTATTAGAGAAGCATTGGCTACCGCCTTTTTTACATTATCTGTTCTCTTGGCTCCAGGTCTTTTGCCCTCGCCTTCATAGCCACCCTTAGCTTCTACATATTCTTTATTGTCTGCCACAAAATCTACCTCGCAGCCAGATCCAGCCATAAATACATTTTGTTTTATATTCTTAAATCCACGATCAGACAAATCTTTTAGCACCATATTCTCAAAATCGTCACCAGACCTCTTGGACTCAGACTGAAAGTCTATTATCACTTGTGCTCCTTCATGTGTCTAGATAAGGTGAGATGTGCAAAATCTGATCGAACTTCTATCTCTTTCTTGCATATTTCACATATTACGATGCGATTACTAGCCATCTCTATCTTTCGTAGTTTGGATGATCTAATGGGGTTGGTGCTGTTATTAAACAGCCGCACTCATAGCACTCGGCATTGCTTAAAAAATACATACCAATTTCGTATGTTTCTGTGTCAAAAGATGCTGTTATCTTTAGCAAGGTAGAGCCGCAGCATGGACATACTGGGGTTGGCAATCCCCTAACATCATACCTTGGAGCGCTCTCACCAGGTTTGTTTTTTATACCCATATATTAATTATACACATATATATGGGTCAAGTAAAGTATTTACTCTGAGTCAGATACATTGACCATTACGGTCTCTGTGCCACAGGCACACATTGGTTCTGGGGCTTGGATAGCTAATTCTGCATGGTATAAGAACTTAGAATCACACACATAGCACTCATACTCATAGATTAACTTATTAGTCATTACTTCCTGGACTCAATACTTTCATGTATCTCTTCTATGGTATCCACAAAGTCCTGCGGGAAGCATGTTCTATTTTCAATTACTAACTGGACAGCCATACCCTCATATCTCATAGACTTGGAGTCCCTGCCTGCCTTTAAGTTCTCAATTGCAAGCTCGTACATTTTATCAAAATCCGCCCTTTTGGAGTGGCATAGATTTTCCTCTGATCCACAGCTGGTAAGTAATCCAGCCATTAAAATTGATATTACGAAGATCTTTAATAATCTCACAATAATTACCTCTTTTCATGGTATACATTAATGTATAACTATCTTAATATACACTATATTTATTGAAAAAGCACCTTACCGTTATACCATTGGTACCTGTAAAGCCACAGTCTTCATATGCTTAAGTCTTATTGTAGGGTCTAAATAAATGCTGTATCCAAGTTCCCGTGCCTTGTTACAGAAATAGGTGTCTTCCCCAACCATATCAATTTTTCCATCTGTTTCTTTATATTCTACCTGAAACCACGGCGCCTTCATTTTTTTCAAGACATCAAATTTTACTGCCATAAATCCCATCCCAGTAAAAGCTAGCTCGACTTCATGATATGTTTCGTTTAAAAATGAATACGGAAGTCTTTGGCTATCAAAGCCACAAGCAAGGTCGCCGTTTACTGTCAAGTATGTTCCACAAACTATGTCGTGATCTGAGTTTAGTATCTTATCCATATCTTGCAAAGACCAAACAATATCACTGTCTAAAAATATAACTTTTTTCGGTGATACCATTCCGTCAAATAACTCTGTGCTTAAAAATGCACTATTAAATCTACCAACTGTATTAAGAAGCATGTTTCTAGTTTCCTGAACTATTGGGCTGTATAGGTTATTAAACATAAATGTTTTTCCAGAAGCCACCAAGCTAAGTAGTGTATTTGACCAAGCAATTAAAAACTCTCCAGAAAACTCTTTTCCTGGCAAACAAAAGAAGTAATCTACGGATTGACCGTTCTCGGTAATATTTGTTGACATTATATTATTCCTTTGTCTCGTCTGAGCTTTTATTGTCTAGTGTTTCTTCTGTGGATTCTTTTGGCTCTAGATCTAATTCTATTCCCTGTTCACTAACCCACTCTTTAACGTTCTCTGGAAGCATATCCAAGCTTGTTATTTTTACCCCAGGGGTTGTGTTTCCAGGAATAGTCATTCCATTAGGTAGGGTTATTCTTTTTATTCCAGACTTTTTCCTTTTGTTTCTTTTAATAGCACGTTTAGATTTTTGCTGAGAAACTCTTGAATTGTTTTTTTTCATTACTCTACCTCATAAACTTCTACTTGAATTGGACCTCCAGTATTAATATCAAATTGCGACGCCGCTTGAATTGAAGCTTCGGCCACTCTTTGTGCCTCAATTATGTCAGCATCTTCGGATAACTTGGCATATATGTATCCCATTGCTATTCCAGAACCACTACCCGTAGCATAAAATTCTTCATCAGATCTGCTTATAGAAAAATCAGAACCAACATCAAATAACTCGCCTTTTACTGATATCAAAAAATTAAAGTCGGACTCCTTGTGTTTCCAATCATACTCTGCAACATCTAGGGCCCTAATCATAGATGGAATCATTTTAGATACAACCCATGTTTGTATTTCTCCTGTAATTTTTGGTGGCTTCCACCCATAAGCAATTATGTCTCCTGGCCTAGCATCACCACGAAGACCAATCATTATATCTTTAAATCTAATTATTTTAGGCGTAGCAGAGCTTATTATTCTACTGTTGTCTTCTGTAATCTGACTATCTGCAGCCATAACGGACCATCCATCGCCCTGTATACCAACAATAGTTGTCATTATCTCTTAACCACCCAAAGCTGTAGTCCTCTTTCAATAATATCAACTTGGTGATAAACATCATGCAAGAACCTGTCGGCACCCATCTGTACCTCTACGTTCATTCCGTTCCAGCCATAATCATCAAATGACATGAGCCCACCTTGCTTTAAAAGTGGCCAGGCATATCGGGCATCATCATA